ATAGCTGACAGTAATATAACCACCGCTAAGATTGCAGCTGATGCTATAACAGGTGCAAAGATTGCAGATGATCAAATCAACTCAGAACACTATGTTGATGGTTCTATAGATACTGCACATATAGCTGATAGTCAAATTACTACAGCTAAAATTGCAGCGGATGCAGTTGACGGAACTAAGATAGCTGACGATTCTATTAACTCTGAGCACTATGTTGCTGGTAGTATTGATAATGAACATCTAGCTAATAATGTTGTAAATAGTGCAAAAATTATTGAAGGCTCCATAATGAATGGAGATTTATCTGATTCAGTTATTACTACAGCTAAAATAGCAAGCAGTGCAGTTACTAATGCTAAACTCGGTGCTGATTGTATTAGTGAAGACAAGATAGCTGATGATGCTGTACGAGAAGAGCACTTAGCAGATAACGCTGTTACTACTGCACGTATAGCCAATGATGCTATTAATGGAAGTAAAATAGCCGATGATGCTATAGATTCTGAACATTATACTGATGGATCTATTGATACAGCTCATATAGGTAATACTCAAGTTACAGATGCAAAACTTGCTTCCAACTCTGTTATAACATCTAAAATTACAGATGCTAACGTAACAACTGTTAAAATAGCAGATTCTAACGTAACACTTGCAAAATTAGCTAGCGATCTAAAACAGACAACAGTTACAGATGATGATACTAAGTTACCAACCTCTGGTGCTGTTGTTGACTATGTAGCTGCACAGTTAGAACCATTTGGTGGATTTGAAGCAATAGCTACAGAAGTAGCATTTCCTAATACACAGCCAGTTGCTGGTGTTGTGATATCTATAGGTGATGCAGGCGGTGTAGTTGTAAACGGATCTGGTACATCTACAACAGGTAGAACTGTTGGTGGTACTACAGTTACTATTAATAACTTCCCATCTAGTCTTCAAAGTAAGACAATGGCAGCTGACATAGGTCTTATGGTTACATCTACTGGCTCAGGTCAGGTATATAACTATCATAAGATACTAGCTAAAGAA